CGTCGCCGGCGAGGACCATGCCGTTCCAGATCTCGTCCGAGCGTTGCATGTGGACCTCGTCGAAGATCACGAGGGTCGGGTTGATTGACTGGCTCGCGGATAGGTTGTTCGGGCGCAGGTACACGCCACCACCTGAACTCGGACATTCCAGGTGATCCTTGTACACGTGGACGGCGTTGGCCAGGATCGGTGACTGCCGGATCAGGTTGCAGAGCTCGAAGAACAGCGCGGATTTCAGGTTTCGTTCAGAGTCGGAGATGAGGAACACTTGCCCCCCGCGCTGGCTCATCTCGTCGATCGCGAGCGCGGCACCCAACCAGGACTTGCCGTTCTTGCGGGGGACCTGGACGTAGGCGACGCGGGGCCGGTCGTCGGCTGTGTACCGGTCCAGGACGGGTAGCTGCCACGCGTAGGGTGCGCCGTGGGTGGCCCGCGCGAACTCGGACCCGGGCAGTCCGGTGGGTAGGTACGCGCCGGTAAGGTCCGGTTTGGGTCCGGCCTTGATCGCCATCTAGTGCTCCAATCGGCATTCGTTGTCGGGGTGGCGTGATGCTGATGAGTTGCACGACCGGCAGAGGGTGCGGAGTGGCCCGCCGGCTCCGCCGTGGCGTAGTGGGATGATGTGGTCGCGGGTGAGGTCGTCCGTCGCCCCGCAGCATGTGCACGCTGCAGCGGTTTGGGTGGCCCTGTACGCGGTGCCGCTGTAGGGGCGGCGGACTCTCCCCTGGCAGGCTTTGCATCTGCTCCCGCGGGACCCGTCGGCGACGCGCCCGCAGTCCAAACACGTCTTGGCCATGTCTCAACCTTAGGTCGAGGGTTATGGTTGAGTGGTGAAGTGGCCTTGGACTGAGCGTCCTGTCATCGACCGGTCGTTCGTCGGCCCGACCTACACCCTGCAGGATCCGGCCTTGGCGGATTTCCTGGGGCTGTCTGGTTCGTCGGACGCCGGCGTGGCCGTCAACGAGACGAGCTCGCTCGGCGTCACAGCGTGTTACCGGTCGGTCCGGTTGATCGCGGACACGATCGGGTCTCTGCCGCTGAAGACGTACCGGGACGACGCCGGGATGAGGGTCGGCGTGTCGTCGATCTTCGACAACCCGGGTGGGGAGTTCATGACCTCGTACACGTGGAAGCAGACCGTGTCGGCCCACCTGGCCTTACATGGTGCGTCGCCGCTGCTGCACGTGTACAACCAGGCCGGCGCGCTCGCGGCGCTGATTCCCCTCTGCCCGCCGCTGGTCGGGGTGGAGTGGGACAAGGACCGGCAGGAACGGAAGTTCACGGTCACGATCGACGGCGAGTCCCGGGTGTACTACCCGCAGGATCTGACCTACATCATCGGGTTCACCCTGGACGGGGTCCGGGGGGCCTCGCCTATCACTCTGGCCCGCCACGCGCTGGGGACGGCGATCGCGGGTGACAAGGCCGCGGCGCGCATGTTCGCGAACGGTCTGCTGATCGGGGGCCTGGTCACTCCCAAGGAGGACCTGACGGAACAGCAGGCCCGGGACGCGATGACCGGGCTTAAGGCGAAGATCACGGGGACGCAGAACGCGGGCGACCTGGTCATGATCAACGCGGCGCTGCAGGTGCAGCCGTGGACGATGACCGCCGAGGACGCACAGTTCCTCCAGTCCCGGCAGTACCAGGTGGAAGAGATCGCGCGCATCTTCGGCGTGCCCAAGGAGCTCCTGTCGGCGTCGGGTGCTACGTCGTGGGGGTCCGGGATCCAAGAGCTCGTGCGCGGGTTCTCCCGGTTCACCCTTCCGGCGTACACGACACCGATCGAAGAGGCCCTCTCGCGGCTCCTGCCGTCGCCCCGGTTCACGGAGTTCGAGATGGCCGGGCTTCTCCAAGGCACCCCGGCGGACGAGATCGACCTGCTCATCCGTCAGGTAGAGGCAGGGATCCTGCTCCCCGATGAGGCCCGTGCCATTCGGAATCTCCCGCCGCTTCCGGCGGGGCCACAGCCGGCCACGCCGGACAACACAGGAGGTACGCAGTGAGTTCAGTTCGGCGCGCCATCAACGACACCGTGACCACGGTGGACATGCAGACCCCCGTCTCGACGGCCACCCTCGGTATCGAGGTCGGCACGTTCGACGCCCGCGACTACGCGCACGGGTCCCGGTTCCTCGCCTGCTTCGCCGTGGGGGCGATGACCGAGGGAACGCTCACCCCGTCCGTGGTGGACTGCGCCACCTCGGGGGGCACGTACGCCGCGGTGGCGACCACGTACGGGTCGCTGCCGACGTTCACCACGTCGTCGGACGAGACGATCCAGGTGCAGGCTTTCGACGCGTCCCCGGCCCGGCCGTTTGTGAAGCTGAAGCTGGTCGAGACCGTGTCCGTCACCACCGCGGTCCCTATCCACCTGTACATCATCGTCATCCCGCCGGCCCTGGTCTGACCGATGTTCTGGTATCAGTCAGCGATCACCCGAGCGGAGGTCACCAGTGACGGTGTCCTGCGCGGGTACGCGGCTGTCTACGATCAGCCGACCGTTCGCCAGTCGGATTACCCGGGCACTGAGACCATCGCGCGTGGCGCGTTTGACGGTGCTCTTGGCCGGGACGATGTGCTGGCTCTGGTTGATCACGACATGGGTAAGCTACTGGGCCGCACCTCGAACGGTACGTTGCGCTTGTCGTCGGACGATCACGGGCTGGCGTTCGAGGTTGACCTACCGGACACATCCCTAGCTCGCGACGTTCGGGCGCTTGTGGCCCGCGGGGACCTGCATGGCATGTCGTTCTCGGCGATGCCTGGTGAGGTTGAGCGGACCGCCGGTGGGGTGGTGCACCGGTCGTTCAAGCGGCTCGTGGATGTGTCCGTGGTGACGATGCCCGCGTACGAGGGGACCGAGGTCCTCGCGAGGAATTCCGCAGATATGGGTTTGCGGGAGCAGTTGATTCGTGCCCGACACCGGAGCCGTCATGCGGCATGAGGAGAGCCTGGCCAAGCGCCGCGCATATGACAGGGCTTACTACCTGGCTAACCGCGATGCGATCCGGGCGAGGACCGCAGAGCACTACAGGGCGAATCGTGAGGACCGCATCCGTAAGCAGGTGGAGCGGAGATTCAACGTCGACCGCGAGGCGATGATCGACGCTCAGGGCGGCAAGTGCCTAATCTGCTCAATCGAGTTCGGCGACAGCGTGTCTCCGAACGTCGACCACGATCACCGCTGCTGCCCGGATGGGCAGTCCTGCGGCGAGTGCGTCAGGGGAATCCTCTGCCGCGCCTGCAACAACGGTCTCGGGAACTTCGCCGATGATCCGGAGAGGCTGATCAGTGCGGCTTCGTACCTGCTCAGCAACGTCAACCTACTGGCCTTGGAGGCTAAGAAATGAGCGTAGAAGAAATTCTGGCCGCCTTGCAGGCCATCCTGGACGGGGCGAACCAGCAGGACGGGACCCAGCGGTCCCTGACCGATGACGAGGTCGCCCGCTACGAAGAGCTCGAAGGTGAACTGAAGCGGGCGCAGAAGACCGAGGAACTGGTCAAGCGGCAGGCCGCGTGGAAGTCCGTCAAGGTCAACCTCCCCGTCACCGGCGACGCGGCGCCGGCCGACGACGAGATCAGCCGGGCTTTCAACGACTACCTGCGCACTGGTCAGAAGTCGGACGCGATCCAGCGTGCCCAGGGTGAGGCCACCGGGTCCGCCGGTGGGTACCTCGTCCCCGAAGGCTTCCGCGCCAAGATGGTCGAGAAGCGCAAGGCGTTCGGGGGGGTGGCTGAGAACTGCGAGGTCATCACCACCGACTCGGGCAACCCGCTGCCGTGGCCGGTCAACGACGACACCGCCAACGTCGGCGCGATCGTCGCTGAGGGTGGCGTGGTCACCACCGGCGGGGCGGACTTGGTGTTCTCCACGCGGGCCCTGGGCGCGTACAAGTGGGGGTCGGGTGGCGCGTCTAACCTCCCCCTCAAAGTGTCGTGGGAGCTCGCTCAGGACTCCGGGTTCCCCCTCGCTGACTTCGTGGCACGCAAGCTCGGTGAGCGCATCGCCCGTGGGCAGGCCCCGTCGTGGGTGACCGGGACCGGCGTGAACGAGCCGCAGGGTCTGCTGTCGACGCAGGGTGGGATCGCGGGCGGCACGGCGCTGTCCTCGAACACCGCACCGACCTACGCCGACCTGGTCGCGATCATCCACGACCTCGACCCGGCCTACCGTGAGGGTGCGTCGTGGGTGTTCAACGACGGGTTCCTCAAGCTGATCCGCAACATCGTCGACCTCGACGGTCGGCCGCTGCTGTGGAACTCGAACGCGAACCTGGAAGGCGAGCCGGGTGGTATGCGGCTCCTCGGGTACCCGGTCATCATCGACCAGGCCTGCCCGGCCCCGTCCGCGTCGAACCACTTCGGGTTCTTCGGCAACCTGCGCGAGGCGTACGTGATCCGCCGCGTCAAGGCCACCACCATGGTGACCCTGAACGAGCTCTACGCGGTGAACGGGCAGATCGGCTACCTCGCTTGGGAGCGCGCCGACGGCATGGTCCAGGACCCCTCGGCGGGGACGCTCCTGACGGCTCACGCCTGATGACCCAGACGTTGATCAGTCTGGCGATGGTGCTCACCGGCTACTTCGGGGCGCACCTCTGGCTCAGCCGTCATGGTGCCTGACCAGTCCTGGCAGCAGGCCCTGCTCACGCAGGGCCTGCTCCTGGCCGGCGCGCTAGCCAGGTACGCGGTGGCGTGGCTCGCATCCCGTACCCGCAAGCTCGAAGACGAGACCGGAGAGGAGTAACGGCAGATGGCGCTGTTCCCGGACTACTGCAGCGCGGCGGAGCTCAAGGCGCACCTGCGGATCACCGACACCGACGACGACACCGCGCTCGATATCGCGATCACGGCCGCGTCACGGGCAATCGACCACTCGTGCAACCGTCAGTTCGGGGTGTCCACCGCCGTGGCTCGCGTGTACAGGTGGGACGGGCAGCGGGTAGACGGTCTGCCCGCTGTCCAGATCGACGACTTGTCTTCGACGACTAGCCTCGTTGTGGCCCTGGACCTGGACCAGGACGGCACGTGGGAGCAGTCCCTGACCTATCAGACGGACTTCGACCTGTACCCGTGGAACGCGTCCGAGGACAACGTCCCCTGGACGCACATCGTGTTCAGCCGGACAGCGGCCGCGCTGCCGGCTGGTCTGTCCCGGGAGTTGTCCGTCACTGGCCTGTTCGGTTGGGCGTCGGTGCCGACCGTGGTGAAGGATGCCTGCCTGATCCAGGCGTCCCGGTTCTTTGTCCGTCGCGATTCCCCGTACGGGGTCACGGGATCCCCTGAGGCGGGTTCGGAGCTGCGCCTGTTGGATCGGTTGGACCCGGACGTCGCGGTCCTCCTGGCGCCCGTCAGGCGATGGTGGGGGGCCGTCGGTGGCTGCTGACATCGGCGGTGTTATGGACGCGATCGGGTCGGCGCTCGACGGCATCACCGGTCTGCGCGTGTACGACTTCCCGGCGAAGTCTGCTCAGCCCCCGTTCGCGGTGGTGGACCTGCCGGAGACGATCGAGTACGACAACGGCATGACGCGCGGGTCGGACCGTTGCACGCTCAACGTGGTGATCGGGGTCGCGAACATCGTGGACCGGACGTCCCGGGACAAGATCTGCACCTACGCGGCCGGTTCCGGTGCGGCGTCGGTGAAGACGGTCCTGGAGGCTTCCGGGATCGGTAACTCGCTGCGGGTAACTCAGGTCCAGTTCCGGACAATCTCGTTCGCCGGCTCCTTGTACCTCGGGGCCGTGTTCACGCTCGACATCGATTACTAGCGGAGGCGACCTCAATGGCAGTGCATGGTAAGGATTCAGTGTTCAGTGTTGAGGACTCCGCCGGGTCCACCCTGCGTGACCTTTCCTCGAACCTGACGAACGTGGCGTTCAGCCGGGCGAATGACACCCATGACACAACGACGTTCGGGTCTGACGGCCACACGTATATCGGGGGTCTCACGAACGGCACGATCACCATCACCGGGTGGGCGGACGCCACCGCTACGACTGGGACGCTCACGGTCCTGGACACTTTGCTCGGACTGGGGTCCACCACTGTTGGCTGGGAGTACGGGCCGCTCGGGAACGGTGCCGGTGCAGTGAAGTACACGGGTGAGTGTGTCCTCGCGGCCGTGGATGTGTCCGACCCTGTCGCGGACCTCGTGTCGTTCACCTGCACTCTTCGGTTCAGCGGCGACGTAACGAAGGGCACGTACAGCGCTTGAGGCTGCCGGAGGGGAAGTGC